CGATGCTTCTGTGTTCTCTGTATTCATAGACTTGAATGCTGCGGTTGCGGATAACTTACATTACCATATAGATAGAAGTATCCAAGAAACTGTTTTACAGTATGCTCAACAAAGGTCATCTATCTACAATATTGCTAGAACTTATGGTTTAAAACTACCGGGACAAAGACCATCAGTTGCGTTAGTTGATTTTTCTATCACAGTTCCGGCTTTCGGGGATAAAGAGGATGAGAGATACTTAGGGACATTGACAAGAGGTTCTCAAGTTGTTGGGGCTGGTATTGTGTTTGAAAACATTTATGATGTTGATTTTACGTCACCATACAATGCTCAAGGGTTTCCAAACCGTTTGAAAATACCAAATTTTAATGCAAATAATGTCCTTATTAACTATACAATTACAAAAAGAGAATTGGTTGTTAATGGTATTACTAAAGTGTTCAAAAGAGTTATTACTCCTAATGATGTTAAACCATTCTTCGAACTATTCTTACCTGAAAAAAATGTGTTAGGAATTACAAGTGTATTACTAAAAAGTGGTACAGAGTATACGAATGTACCGTCAACTGCGGAATTTTTAGGGGTATCAAACAAATGGTATGAGGTTGATGCGTTAGCGGAAGACAGAGTATTCATCGAAGACCCAACAAAAGTTTCAGACCAACCGGGTATTAAAGTTGGAAAATATATTCAAACTTCTAATAGATTTATTACAGAATATACTCCGGAAGGATTTAAGAAAATGACATTTGGTGGTGGTACTAATACTGCTCAAGATGCTTTAGACCAATTTACAACAGTTGGTGCTACAATTGATTTACAAAGATATTCAAACAATTTCTCATTAGGGTCTGCGTTAACTCCTAACTCAACACTATTCATTCAATATCGAGTTGGTGGTGGATTGGCAACAAATTTAGGGACAAATGTTATCAATCAAATTGGTACTGTGAATTTCTTTGTAAACGGACCATCTGAAACAACAAACTCATCAGTGGTTAATTCATTAAGATGTAACAACGTGACTGCGGCTATTGGAGGTTCTGGTGTCCCATCATTGGAAGAAATTAGAAACTATGTATCATTTAACTTCTCTGCACAAAAAAGAGCGGTTACGGTTCAAGATTACGAATCGATTATTAGAAATATGCCTGCGGAGTTTGGTGCACCCGCTAAAGTTTCAATCACGGAAAATAATAATAAGATATTAATCCAATTATTATCTTATGACACTTCAGGAAAATTAACAAGTATTGTATCAGATACTTTAAGACAGAATGTTGCAAATTATCTATCAAATTATAGAATGATGAATGATTACATCTCAATTTTAACTGCTGAGGTTATTGACTTAAGTATTGATGTTCAAATTGTTTTAGATTCTGCACAAAATTCAGGACAGGTTATTTCAGATGTTGTTGATAGAATATCAACTTACTTTAATCCTCAAACACGAGAGTTAGGTCAAAATGTTTATTTATCAGAATTAAAAAGTATTGTTCAAAATCAAAACGGTGTGTTAACAGTTGCTGGACTGAATGTTTACAATAATGTTGGTGGTCAATATTCATCTGCGGAAACGTCTATGGAATATTCAGACCCTGAAACTAAACAAATTGCAACAGTAGATGATACTATCTTTGCTCAACCATCTCAAGTATATCAAGTTAGATACCCTAACAAAGATATTAGAGTATCTGTTAAAAATTTCCAATCAGTAACATTCTCTTAACAGGTTTATTTCTGGTCTAACTAGTTTATAATTAAATATGGTGTGTGTTAATTTTAAAAATCACACATAAACTATTTATAAATTAAAAGAATTGGATGGGTCAGTCATATAGAATTAGAACCGAATTAGGGATTAACAAAACAATTAATGTTCAGTTAGACCAAGATTTTGAGTTCTTAGAAATCTTATCGTTAAAAATACAACAAACTGACGTTTATAGTAGAAGTTGTTCTGAATACGGTGTTGTTGTTGGGAGAGTTACTGCAAATAATGGATTTGGTATTCCAAATGCTCGAGTATCCGTTTTTATTCCAATATCATCAGTTGATGAATCTAATCCACTAATAACAAGTATCTATCCTTATAAGTCTCCAACTGATAAAAATGAGGATGGATATAGATACAATCTTTTACCTTATGAAAAATCCTATTCTGCTCACGCGGCAACAGGAGCTTTACCTACAAGAGATGATGTCTTAACAGGTGGCACTGCTCTTGAAATTTACGACAAATATTATACATATACGACCAAAACAAACGAGAGTGGTGACTATATGATAATGGGAGTTCCATTAGGGTCACAAACTTTAGTAATGGATGTTGATTTATCAGACATCGGTGAATTCTCTTTAACACCTCAAGATTTAATTAGAGTTGGATTAGCGACAGAAGGTCAAGTTGCGGGTAACCGTTTTAAAACTTCATCAGATTTATCATCATTACCACAAATTATCACCTTAACTAAAACTTTATCAGTTGCTCCTCTATGGGGAGACCCAGACATTTGTCAAATTTCTGTAAATCGTGTTGATTTTGACTTGAGAGGAGATGCTAATGTTGATATACAACCAACCGCAGTTTTTATGGGTTCTCTATTTTCTTCACCTGATGGTTTTCGTGTTAGAAGTAACGCAAAACCAAGAGATGACATGGGTAATTTATGTGAATTAGTTGCAGGACCTGGACAAATTTTAGCTATTAGACAAACAATTAATTATGATGCTGATGGTAATCCGATATTAGAACAATATCAAATGGAACAATCGGGTAACATTATTGATGGTAATGGAACGTGGTTAACTGAGTTACCAATGAATTTGGATTATTTCACAACAAACCAGTTTGGAGAGAAAGTACTTTCAAATGACCCTGCAATTGGTATCCCAACAAAAGGAAAATATCGTTTTAAAGTTAAATGGTCTCAACCTCCAAGTGTTTCGGAACAAACGAAAAGAGCTTATTATTTAATTCCAAATGTTAAAGAATATGGATGGGGAGGTACCGGAGTTGACCCAAATTATTTAAGTACTGGTTCAATAGAAAACCAACGACTATCATCATCATATTATTTTGGTCTTGATTGGTCGGGATATACACAAGGATTTAACCAACCTGCTCAAGCCACATTAAAAAATCAATTATTAAATTCAAAAATAAATTGTGAGGATACTTTTTATCAATTTGAGTTCAATAAAGTTTATACTGTTGCTAGTTTTATTGATGAATATAAGAGTGGTGCTAAAGGAAGATTTATTGGGATTAAAGAAATTGATAATAATGATTGTGCGTCAACAATTAATAAATTCCCTGTAAATGATGGGTTTAGAAATTTTGACTTATTATATTTTATATTTGCGATTTTAATGCAAATACTCCAATTAATTGGTATACCATTAATTATTATTTATCATTTTCTTGCTTATTTATGGAATAATTTTGCGGTTCCAATATTGGCTTATTTTATTGTTCAATTTGGGTTTAATGCGTATTTTGAATTTCAACTAGCATATGCCGCAATTGCAGGTGCTACCGGATTTTCATTTGGATTATTATTGCAGGTTGGTCCATTTATTTTAAAAGGATTATTATGGACTGCAATTGCATTATTTTTAGCATTAAAATTTAGAGAAATTGTTTCGTATAAGTTTGGGCGTATTAAGTTACCAATGATACAGTATCCTGACTGTCAAGCGTGTGAATGTGACGCTGAAACTACTGAACCTGGAGGTGGTGATGGTACTAATGAATCTCCACCTGCAGCTGGATTAGTTACTCAATTATCAGGTCCGAGCAGTTATTATGATAATACACTTACATATCAAACTAATTTAAATTTATCACCGGGTTTTAAATATCAATATGGTAGCGATATGGTGGGAGCTAATGGACTTGCGTTTTATCCTGGTAATGGTGCTGATGGAGCGAATGTTCCAATTGATGATTTTGATGATTGGAATTCAATTGCGACAAATATGAAAGTAGTTGGGATTGCAGGGTACGCTTCAAAAAGTAATAAACCCCAAATTTTTAAAATTAACACTAGTGAAAGTGTTTCAATATACCCTAATGCTGGTGAAAGAGAATTTGTTGTTGGTATGTCATTACCTGTTGGTGAAAGGATAAATGTTTTTAATACTCGAGGTAAATATTTTACAGGAGAAAATAAGATTAAAGTTACATTTGCTAAACCTCAAAATGGTAGTAAATATCATTTTGATAATACTTTAACTATTTTGTCTACCCAAGACTTAAGTGCTGGAGATATGATTACTTTTATTAATCCAACAAGAACAACAGATTCAAATTATTTATGGTCAGGACAAACTAGTGTTGGAGGTAATTTATTAAATGGTATTAATGGGGTTGTTAATCTAAATAGTAGATTAAACGTTCCGGTTAATTTTGCAAATACACAAACATCTAACAGTACTCAAGTATATGATTTACCTAAAATAACAGGTAATACTTGTGTGGCTAGTTTTACTATTAAAATTACAGAACCTGGTACAATTACTTATCAAACTTGTCCCGGTTATACGGTGACAACAGTAATTACAACAACTGGTTTTACTTCATTTAGTAATGAATATTGTATTAACGTTAGTACCATTGGGGGTACTGCGGAATATGAATATTCAGGATTGACAACAGGTGTTGATTGTCAAAGATATATTTATCCATCAGATATTGAATATTATCAAGTTTTAACCGCAATTACAATAACAACAACAGTGGTTAATGGGGTTACAACTTATACTAATCCAAACTTTAATGGGTCGACAGGTATATGGGGAGCGTTAAATGCTCCAAATCCAATCCAAGTTTGGAATTTAATTGACGGTAGTGGATGGGGTAAATTCAGACCTATTGAAAATTTACCAACAACTCTTTTGGGGGATTTTAAAGAACAAAAAATATTAATCTTACAAAGAGGTGTTGACCCATATTCTCCAAAATATACTAATCAATATGGTATTGGTAAAATTTTAGGTTATCCGAATGAAGATGACGTTATAATAACAGGAAATACTCGTTTAAATATTCCAATTCAAGCGTTACCTCCGGGCTCTACAATTTCGGTTCAAAATCATAGAGTTGAATCACAAATTTTCTTTCCAACGTATTCATATACACCGGGAACGCCAACAACTGTTTGGAGTGGATTCTCAACAAGTAATGTTGGGTATTATGGTAGTTTAGATGCAAGTACTACATTCAATTACTCAGCTCCCTTTTCAAATGGAGGGGTTACAGGTGTTAGGGCTGTAAGTAATGGGTAT